AAGACTGCTCAGACTGCCGAGACTGCCAAGACTGCCAAGACTGCTCAGACTGCCGAGACTGCCAAGACTGCCAAGACTGCTCAGACTGCCGAGACTGCTCAGACTGCTCAGACTGCTCAGAAAATTACACAGCCATTACCAGTATTAACTGATGGGGTTGAGATAACTCATAATAATAATAGTTGGTATTCTGATATTTTATTCTCCAAACCAACAAGTGGTAAAAGCTATTTGTGTTTTGTAAAACTATATGAAGATAATCTTATCAATGGTATCGGAATTACATCTACAATATCAGGATTCGAAACTCTAATTAGGGTAAATAATAAAATTACAATAGATGATGAAACGTATGCATGGGGAGTTTTAAAAGCAGGTGATAATGCCAAAACGTTAGTGATTACCTTTTCTGCTTCAACAGGAGAAGATAAAACAAAGGTATATGTTTTTGATTCTACAGAAAATAGTAGAGATTTAACAAAAGATTACTTAGTATCAATATTAAAAACTCATATTAACGGTGGTGTAGGTCTTCCTGATTTAGCATTAAAAAGTGAAATACCAGATGTGCCTACTAATAACTGGAAAGGAAAAAATGCATTAGTTATTGGTGATAGTATAACAGCCGCCAATAAATGGCAGAATCAATTAAACACTATTCTTGGAATGAATGTATCTACTCATGCTAAAGGCGGCGTTGGAACAATATCAATGGTAGATGGTGATAAAGGACTTGGTGGTGATTACGATAATGAAACATCTGCAAGTGGAGTTTTAAAGCCGCTATCGGTCGATGATGTAAAGGATAAATCCTTAATCGTTGTTCTTCCGGCGTATAACGACCGTGGGAAAGAAGATGGACAAATCGGTGATTGCTATAAAACGGATGGAAGTGGCCAATCAACGATTGCGGGAATAATTCAGTACACAATTAATCGTATTTATGAGACACTAACACAAGCAAATAACCTAACATGCAAAGTTTTGTATGTAACTCCGCACTGTCCGGGACGATATCCGTATATTGATGCAGATGGATATGAAGAATATCCGACAGGCAGTGGGCGAACAATGGAAACATTAGCAAATATGATTGTTTCTGTTGGAAATCATAATAACATTCCAGTGTGTGATTTATGGCACAATTCTGGAAGTAATAAATATACGTGGAATGTGTTTGGCGCAAGTGCGAATCCAGTCAATGAGCAGTATTCACCATATGAATTAGATTCAACTGGCAATCCAGTTAATACAACACGAATAAGATACCAAAATGGAAAAGCGTATTATCAGAAACGTGATGGTCAAGTGGTTCTTGAAACATACGCTGGTTCTGCGCCATTTCCGTATAATAGTGATCAGTTACATTGTAGTTCCAGTGGATATGCTCGTTTAGGTGAGTGTATAGTGGGAGCAATTATTTCACATTACGGTAATTAACTAAAGAATGCTTTAGTTAATTACCAAAAAAACCAAACATGTACCACAACATTTATCGAAAGAGGTGATATACTATGCTTAGTCCAGAATATTTACGCCGGATAGTAGAGGGCAGCGAGCAGATTGCCGAAGAACTGCATCAGTATATCATCTCTGAGATTGTGTCGCGGATGATGGCAAGAATCGGCAGAGGTGAGGACTATATTCTGACTAATGCCGATGCGTGGAGAATCAGAACGCTACAGGAATCCGGTGAACTGCTAGAGGACATTCTGGCAGAACTATCAAAGTACACCAAACGCGAACAACAGGAACTTCTTGAAGCGTTTGAAGATGCCGGAATCACTGCAATGAACTATGATGACAAGGTATACAAGGCGGCAGGATTAAGCCCTGTGCCGCTTGAGCAGTCTCCATCTATGATAAGGCTCATGGAACGGAATATGCTTGCAACCATGGGCGAGTGGAAGAACTTCACACGGACAACTGCAAGTGCCGCTCAGAGGCTCTATATTGAACAATGCGACCTTGCATATAACCATGTGATGACTGGGGCGGTTGGGTATACGCAAGCCATCAAAGAGGCAGTTAATAACGTTGTGAGTGATGGTGTTACCGTCACATACCCATCTGGCAGAAAAGACACGATTGAAACAGCAGTAGCACGTTCTGTCAGAACCGGTGTGGCACAGGCTACGGGAGATATATCTCTCAAGCGCATGGAAGAAATGAACTGGGATTTAGTTCTGGTCAGTGCTCACATGGGAGCCAGAACGGGTGATGGCGGTGAGAATCCGGGAAATCACGCATGGTGGCAAGGAAAGATATACTCTCGTTCTGGCAAGAGCAAGAAATTTCCGCCGTTCTCATTGACCGGATACGGAACAGCAAGCGGACTGTCAGGAGTTAACTGTCGGCATAGCTTTGGGGCAAGTGATGGAGAATTTAATCCCTATACAGAACTATCAGCGCAGGACAAAGCCAATAAGGGAAAGCAGTATGAAAAAGAACAGCGGCAACGTACTTATGAACGAAGAATCCGCAAAACGAAGCGAGAAGTCCTTGGAATGCAAGCGGCGGTTGATAACTGCAAGGACGAACAGACGAGATTCGCATTACAGCAAGACCTTGACCGGAAGTCTTATCTTTTACAGAAACAAAATGCTGCATATAAGGATTACTGCAAGCAGAACAACCTGAGGGAACTGCAAGACCGGCTCATGATAGCTAAGTGGAATCGCCAGAACGCCGCAAAAGCCAGAGGAGCGGCAAAACGATATAAGACAGCAAAGGGGATTGACTGATGGATAGATGGGAATATTATAATCCAAATCCTGCCGGGAATCGAGTTGGGGATTGTGCTGTCCGGGCAATATGCAAAGCAACCGGGTTCGACTGGGAAACGGTATTTACCGGATTAATGATACAGGCGTGCGCTCTGTCAGATATGCCAAGTGCAAATTATGTCTGGGGAGCGTACCTCTATAAGCATGGATACAGACGCAAGCTGATAGAACAATCAGAACGATATATCTATACAGTCAATGACTTTTGCATAGATCATCCGACAGGCACATATATCCTCTGCATAGATGGTCATGTGGTGACAGTACAAGAGGGCAAATATTTCGATACATGGGATTCCGGCAACGAGATCCCAGTATATTACTGGGAAAAGGAGAATAAATGAGCATATCAGAATTTGTACAGATTTTCCTCTCTATCTGCGGAGGGGTGTCCATTGTCGGAGGGGCGGCAGCCGTAATTTTTAAATGGATTACTCCGGCGTTCCGGCTCAATAAGCGAGTAGAGACACTGGAAGAACATGATAGACGAGATTATGAAAGTCTTCGGAGAATTGCAGAACGAGATTCATTAATTTTGGAAGTATTGTCGACCATGCTGGACAGTCAGATCAGCGGCAACAATGTGGAGGAATTAAAAAAAACAAAACAGAAGCTTACAAATTATCTTGCACAGAATCAACGTTAGCATTAGTAAGGGGTATGCTCATGAAGTTATATGTATTCACTAAGAAAGATATAGACAGGTTCTTGACAGAGTGTAATTTTACACCGGATGAAGAAAGACTGTTCCGGCTGAGATGCCAGGAACGCACTCTTGAATACTGTGCTGAGCAGATGAATGTGAGTATATCCACAGCGAAACGGTTAAGCCGGAGAGTGAACAACAAAATAATTAAAGTATGCTAAAAAGTAGGGAGAGGATATTTTTACCCTCTCCCATTTTTTTTTAACAAAAATCTTCTTTCACAATCCTTTCAAGCAGTTTTATCACATATTCCGGAGGATTGCGTTTACCACCCTCCCAGTTCTCAATACTCCTTTTAGGAATACCGTATTTTTCAGAAAAAGCTTGCTGTGTAAGTCCAGATAATGTTCTAATTTCGTGAAAATCAAGAGGATCTGAAGAAACTTTTTCGGGAAATACGTCCTCTTCTCTTACCTGATATGTGAAGAATCCCATCGAGGACGGAAGGATTCTGAAATAGAATACCTCATCCTCTTCTTCTGTCCAAGTTTGTTGCAAAAATATTTTTGGACATCGTTCATCCAATGTAAACTTTTCATCTGAATCAGAGTAAGCAACATAAGAACATAAATTTCCTGTGTCAGTTTTCATTCTCTTCATTTCATCATAAATAAATTTAGTTCTAACATATCTAACTATACTATATACTTGTTCTACCCTAAGATTTGGAAATAAAATTCCAATTTGCTTATAAATCTTATTCCACAGACATGTATGGTACTTACTATCTAATTCAACTGGTATGTCGATATAACCGCTGCTACGAACTGACAAAAATCGGTACACTGCATCAATTATTTTCTCATCTCTAACTGGATGAACTAATTCCGCGTCCTCTGGAAAATCAAATGGCAAAAGGTTTGATTTCTCCTGATTCTCAAGATCGTGTTTTACCATGCTCAAGAATTTTTCGTATTCATATTTTTTCAACATCTTATTTCCACTCCATCTTTTTTTCATAATCGCTCAAAGCTTCTTTAAATTTTCTTTCGCAAATGTTGTTTTCACAATCAATATCGCTATTTAATTCAACGTCTAATTCTCTTGGACTGTAAGCACAATAGCGGTTTTCGATAAACCATTTTGCTTCCTTAATCTTGTAAATAGTTTCCATGGCTTTTTTCATGCGCTCCGGCATTTTCTTTCTGCCCTTGAATTCATGAAAATTAATGCAACTGTTTCCATACTCGATCATTTTCTTACGGATATCCTCAGCCCAGGCGATCTGCTTTGGACTACCAACCAGTTCCGGTAATTCTTTACACATATTCTTTGCTTCCCTCCATGCTTTCTTGAGACCAGAGGAAATAGACATTCTCATTTTCTTAACTAACTCCCATGCTCTTTTCATTATTGCTGATAAATTATATTTCTTCATGTCTTTTTCCTCCTTGGTTTTCTTGTTCCTCTTTCTGATATTATAATATCACTCATTGAGTGATGTGTCAATACTTTTTTGACACTTTTTTGAACTTTTTAGATTAATACATCTATGCAAAAATATAATCAGAAAGGTGGTGCATAAGATGGCATTATATAACAATCCTTATCAATATAGTTTTGGTGTTCCGGGGCAAATGAATCAGTTCCAGCAACAGCCTGTCCAGATGCCAGCTCAACCAGTACAACAATCTCAACAGAATAACAATGGTATCCTGTGGGTATCTGGCGAAGTCGGCGCGAAATCCTATCTGGTAGCACCCGGGACAAGTGTTTTGCTAATGGATTCAGAGAGCGAAAAGTTTTACATAAAATCCACAGACGTGTCCGGTATGCCACAGCCATTACGGACGTTTGAGTATCACGAGGTAGGCGCTCAGATGCCGCCTAAACAGCCTGTTCAGAACATGGACAGTAAATACGTCACCAGACAGGAATATGACGATTTAAAGGGCAAATACGAAGCTATCATAAACCGATTAAATTCTTTTTCTGAACCTGTTAAAGCTAATGCCGTGCAGGAATCAGCAGGCAAGGGAGGAAACGCAGATGAGTAATCCATTATTCAATGCCCTCGGTGGTGGGATGCCACAGGGGAATGGGCCAATGCAGATGGTACAGCAGTTTATGCAGTTTAAGCAAAATTTTAAGGGAGACCCGAAGGAAGAAGTCCAGAAAATGTTACAGTCTGGACGAATTTCTCAGCAACAGCTTAATCAGGTTCAACAGATGGCAGGACAGTTTCAGCACATGTTGAAAGGAACGAAATAGTACATTACAATCTGGCCAGATTGATGTAAATACACAAAAAGGAGATTATAACTATGGATGGAAATTATAGTTTAGCAGATATTGCCGCTGCTACCGGAAACGGTAGAAATAATGACGGCATGTTTGGCGGAGATGGCAGCTGGTGGATTATTGTCTTATTCATTTTTGCTTTCTTCGGATGGGGAAACAACGGATGGGGCAATAACGGTAACGGCGGCGGATATGCAGCCACAGCAGCTACTCAGGCAGACATTCAGAGAGGATTCGATAACTCCGCAGTAATTAGCAAACTTGACGGAATCAACAACGGTCTCTGTGATGGATTCTATGCAGTAAACAACGGTATGCTTACCGGATTTAATGGAATCAATACAAACATCATGCAGACCGGCTTTGGAATCCAGCAGGCAATCAATGCCGATACTGTAGCAAATATGCAGAACACAAACGCGCTCCAGGCACAGCTTGCGAACTGTTGCTGTGAAACCAGGGAAGCTATCCAAGGTGTGAACTACAATATGGCACAGAATACCTGTGCATTGCAGAACACCATGAACAACAACACAAGAGACATTATTGACAGTCAGAATGCAGGAACAAGAGCAATTCTTGATTATCTTTGCAATGAAAAGATTTCTTCTCTTCAGGCTGAAAACAATGATCTCAGACGTGCTGCTTCTCAGGACCGCCAGAGTGCACTTCTCACAACTGCAATGGCTTCACAGACACAGCAGCTTATTAATGCGATTAATCCGGCACCGATTCCGGCATATCAGGTTCCTAACCCGAACACATATTACGGATGCGGATGCAACACTGGATGTAATTGCTGATAACTTCATATCGAGAGTATCTTTCGATTGATTCGGATGTCGGCTTATGCCGTATTACACAGAGGGCAGGCTGAGACCTGCCCTTTTGTGATATGAAAGGAGTATTTTTATGGCAGAATTTACAAGTGTAGCTGCTCAGACTGTAGCAGCAAATGGAAACGTAGTATTTTCAAACACAGCAGTTAAAGGTTCTAACTGTATTCAGCACAGAGAGGGAAGCGGAATCATCACCCTGAGAGGACTTACTAACCAGTGCAAAGCGAGATTCTTCGTGGATTTTTCTGGTAATATCGCAATTCCAACAGGCGGTACTGTCGGAGCTATTTCCCTGGCTATTGCAATTTCTGGTGAGCCGGTTCTTTCTTCACAGATGATCTCCACACCAGCAGCAGTGGACCAGTATAACAATGTGTCCTCTGGCATCTATATTGATGTACCTCGCGGATGTTGCGTTAACATCGCAGTAGAGAACACAAGCGATCAGGATGTTTCTGTTGCGAACGCAAACATTGTTGTGACTAGAGAAGCGTAGGAGGTGCAGTTATGAGAGATATTAAAGACTTATGTGCAAGAATTGAAGACGAACTGTCCAAAATCGCTGACAATGGACTGACCACCGGAAATTTGGAAATGACATACAAACTGATTGATATGTACAAAGATATCAAGAATACGCAGTACTGGGATAAAAAAGTGGAATATTACAACACTATTCTTGATGAGATGCGTAGCGGCTACAATGACGATTACAGCGAGCGTGGAAGAAAACGTGACAGCATGGGAAGATACAGCGCAAATGACGGCAGAATGATGCCGGATTACGACCGGGGCAGTTCTTATGCCAGACGTGGCGAACATTATGTTAGAGGCCATTACAGCCGTTCTGACGGACGAGACGCTTACGATGACTACATGACGCAGAAACAGAGCTATCGTTCCGGTAAATCTGAAGACTGCAAGAGGAAGATGCTTGACGCTTTGGAAGAACACCTTGACAAACTCACAACAGAAATGAGCGATATGTCCAAGGATGCAGAGTGCCGGGAGGAACGTGATCTTGTCAAGAGATACGTGGAAAAACTCCGGGATATGCTCTAAATAACTAAAACATGTACCACAACTTTTTGAAGGTTCTGTGGTAAAATGTATTCATAGGGAAGATTCGTAAGTGGTTGCAGCCACTTGACATAGACATTTTTCATTAATTCCTCCTTTCTTCGATACGTGTCCTTAGTAGAAAATGCAGTGTTTAGCTGACACAAGACGCATGAGGTTGAAAAGCGGATGCAATTTCCGGCACGTATCATTACTGTCTATGCGATCATATAGACAGTACGCACCTCCTTGTAAAAGGTAAATGGGCGGACAGGCGCCCGAAACAACTCGTGGCAGGCATGACACGTTAAACACTTTGCTAACCCGGGAATCCGGGTTACGGGAAAGCGGCAACGATTAGCGGTGTTGCGGCGGTCTGTAAAACCGTTCCCTCGTGGTAAACATTATAGGTTCAATTCCTATCTTTCCCATTACCCTGCCAGTGGTCTAACTGGCTTAATCCACTTACCTGCGGCGGCAGGTCAATAAACACGACCAGGAGGATATGTATGCAGAAACTTATTGACACATTAAAAACATTTGGAATCGAGATCCCGGAGGATAAACAGGCAGATGTTAAGAAAGCACTTTCTGAGCATTACAAAAATGCAAAAGAAGTAGCAAAAACTCTGTCGAAAGTCGAGGGTGAACGTGATAACTGGAAAGAACGTGCTGAGACAGCAGAAGAAACTCTGAAAGGTTTTGATGGTATCGACCCGGCGAATATTCAGACAGAGCTTGCTGGATGGAAGAAAAAAGCGGAGGATGCAGAAAAAGAGTTCAATGCAAAAATCTATGAAAGAGATTTTAACGATGCTCTTAAAACTGCATTGGAAAATGTTAATTTTTCATCTCCAGCAGCTAAAAGATCTGTTACTGCTGATATCAAATCAGCTGGTCTTAAACTTAAGAATGGAAAGATTCTTGGGCTTAATGATTTGCTTGAACAGATGAAACAGGATGAGCCTGATACATTTGTAGATGAAAGTCAGCAGCAGGCCAAGCAGCAACAGGCGAGATTTGCAACATCACGGATTGGACATCAGCAGACACCGGGAAGTATGACAAAGAAAGATATCGAAGCAATCAAAGACCCGTCCGAGAGACAGGCTGCAATTGCTCAGAATATCCAGTTATTCCAGTGATTTTTTACACCGACTATACGCCAGAGTATAGCCGCTAACCCAATACCTTAACAATTATGGGTAGAAAGGATTTTTTATATGGCAGCAAAAGCTAATCTTATTATGACAAATGATATCCAGGTCACAGCGCGTGAGATTGACTTTGTAACCAGATTCGAAAGAAACTGGCAGCACTTACGTGACATTCTGGGCATCATGAGACCTATTAAAAAGCAGCCGGGTGCTGTACTCAAGTCAAAATACGCAGAGGGTACTTTACAGAGCGGAAAAGTGGCAGAGGGCGAGGAAATCCCTTACAGCAAATTCGTTGTAAAAGAAAAGACCTATGCGGAAATGACTATCGAAAAGTACGCAAAGGCTGTATCTATCGAAGCGATCAAGGATCACGGTTATGAGAACGCTGTTCAGATGACCGATGATGAATTCCTTTTCCAGCTTCAGACCAATGTTACTGAAAGATTTTATGATTATCTGAAAACAGGTACCCTCACATTTACAGAAACTACTTTCCAGATGGCTCTGGCAATGGCCAAAGGCCGTGTAGAAAACAAATTCAAACAGATGCACAGAAATGCGACTGGTGTTGTTGGATTTGTGAATATTCTGGATGTATACGAATATCTCGGAGCAGCTGAGATTTCTATTCAGAACCAGTTTGGATTCCAGTACATGAAAGATTTCATGGGCTTCAATACTATTTTCCTGTTATCTGACAGTGAGATTCCAAGAGGACAGATTATTGCGACACCCGTTGAGAATATCGTTCTGTACTATGTTGACCCGAATGAATCTGACTTCGCAAGAGCAGGACTTGCATATACCGTATCTGGCGAGACAAACCTGATCGGATTCCACACACAGGGTAATTACCACACAGCAGTATCCGAAGCATTCGCAATCATGGGACTTACCCTCTTTGCAGAGTACATTGATGCTATTGCTGTTGGAACCATCAACACAGCTCAGACGCTTGGAACTCTGACTGTAAACTCTGCGGCAGGAAGTAAAAGTGGAGATACTAAAGTGACCATTACTCCGGCAAAAGCAAGCGCAGGAAATGTGTACAAGTACAAAGTTGCATCATCTGAGACTGCTGTAGACTACGGACAGAATGTGAAGAACTGGAGCGCATGGGATGGAGAATCTGACATTACAGCAGCAACAGGGCAGGTAATCACAGTGGTTGAGTGCGACAGCACCTATAAGGCGCTTAGTGCTGGACACGCGACTGTAACAGCAAAATGATAATCGACTAGGAGGTAACTGGCATGGCTTATGCAGACTATAAATTCTATACAGAATCATTCGGCAATGTCGTGCCAGAAACCGACTTTCCACGACTGGCAGAAAAAGCCAGTGATTTTATAGACACGATGACGTTTAACAGACTGGTGGACGGACTTCCGTCAGATGAACGTTCACAGAAGCGTATCAAAAAGGCGGTCTGTTCACTGGCTGAATTAATGTATCAGATTGAACTTGCCGAAAAGAATGCTATTAATCAGGCATCCGCAAATGCGACCGACACAAATACCGGTGGCAAGTCAACAGGCGTTGTAACCTCTGTATCATCCGGCAGTGAATCCATCTCTTATGCAACGCCACAGCAAATTGGAGCGAGTGCAAAGGAATGGAGTGCAGTGTATGCCGCCGCCGGAGATGTACAGAAAACGAACGACTTACTTCTTAAGACAGCTTTACCACTTCTGATGGGAGTTAGGACGGATGATGGAATACCAATATTGTATGCAGGAGTGTGATTAATATGAAAAAGTTATTTATCTCTCAGCCAATGAGAGGAAAGACAGACGAAGAAATTCTCGCGGTAAGAGAAAAGGCAATCAAGAGTGCAGAAAGACAGGTGGGCGAACCGGTAGAAGTTATTGATTCTTTCTTTCAGTCAGCACCTGTAGATGCAAAGCCGCTTTGGTATCTGGGGGAATCTCTCAAACTTCTGGCAGAAGCGGACGTGGCATATTTCGCCAAAGGATGGGATGAAGCCAGAGGGTGCAAGATTGAGAACACCTGTGCCATTGAATATGGCATTGAGACCATTATTGAGGACTACAGAAAGGACTAAGCTATGGACATTTCAACATTAGGCTCATGCGTAGCAATCGTTATGATCTGCTACATCGTAGGAATGGGCTGTAAGGCATCAAAAAGAATCTCTGATGAATGGATTCCAGTGATCATGGCGGTTATTGGTGGGATTCTTGGAGCAGTCGGAATGGGAATCATCCCGGACTTCCCGGCAACGGATTATATCACGGCGGTTGCAGTTGGTATGTTTAATGGATTGTCGGCTACCGGTGTGAATCAGATTATCAAGCAGACAGTGCAGAAAGAATAATTAAGGAGAGGGTATCATGTACGAAAAAGCGGTGACGATTTTTGACTATTACGAATCAGCCACGACAGGAGATGCGTACTGGTATCCTCATGTTTTATCCGATGTTGACCTCGTTACAGACAAGGGAGCAATCCTTAAAAAGTACGGACCAGACGCAACTGACAACGCACAGTTACACATCCGTTATGCCGTTCAGAACGGTGACATAACCATTACTGATAAAGACGGCAAGATTCTTCCATGGATACCGCCTAAAGAGTGGAAGCAGCAGATTAACAACGCTCTGGAGGATACTATCACATTCTCAGACGAGTCGTTCTTCTGGGAGGGCGAGTGGACTGGTGGAACGGTATCTGATGATGATTATCGGAGCGGATTCTACCAGTACATGAACGAGAACAAGGATAACGTGTTTAAGATTACCAGCGTTGGCGGTCCGTATACACTGATTCCACATTTTGAGATTCTGGGTAAGTAATATGAGTAAGATTCATCATTTTAAAGGATTCTCCGTAGTCGATGGAGATATGAAAATAAAGCTGAATATGAGCAGATTTTCCAAACAGTACCAAGAAGCCCAGTATCTCCTTGACGGAATGGTTATGGACAGTATGGTTCCGTTTATGCCGATGATTTCAGGAGACTTTATCAATAAGACAAGGGCAAGAAGTTCCTCTATGCAAGGCACAGGCTTTGTTTGTGCGGCGGCAGAACCTTATGGCAGATTCCTTTATATGGGAAAAACGATGGTGGACGAGCTGACTGGAAGCCCTTACGCTCGGCAGCATGCGAAGAAAGTCCTCGTCAGCCAGTTCTCTGGTCAGACAGCCGCAAAAGAGAATCTTGAATACACCAAACAAGCTCACCCACAGGCACAGGCAAAGTGGTTCGATGCTGCTAAACGACAATATGGTAACACATGGATTCGCAAAGTAAAAGCACAGGCAGGAGGTGGCAGACATGGCGGATAAACCTATCGGAAAAGATGCAACCGGATACGAGATTCTGACAGATGCCATGAAAGCACTTCTGAACCAGTATCCGGGACTATATGAAAATGAAACAATCAAGTTTGAGGAACTTGGCAAGGAGTCCGGAATTGCGTTCTCGGCAGACAACGGGGCACTGATCTATTCAGAAAAAGAAGATGTCTGCGGAACGATGCATCAGGTATGCCAGTACCCATTTTATGTAGTATACCGAACAGCATCCGACAAAGAACGGCAGAAGCTATCTGTTCAGAAGTTTCTGGATAGTCTCGGTAAATGGATATGCCGAGAGCCAGTTATTATAAACGGCTCTGAGACGCGTTTAAATACGTTTCCTGAGCTTTCACAGGGACGAGTGATAAAACGCATCACCCGCGACAACTCTTATGGTTTAGAACCACAGGAGAGTGGCGTGCAGGACTGGTTATTGCCATTGTCAGTACGCTATGAAAACACTTATGAAGTAATATAACAAGTAACAACCGGCTATCAATTGGAGATAGTCGCTAACCTACACAGCCTTTTAAAAGTTATAGGCGGAAAGGACATTTCTATGGCAGTTACAGGCAAGATTGACCGTAAATATATGGCTCATTACATCGATGCAGGCTCCCTCTGTGGAGGACTGACACCGAAATATGAGCGTCTTGGAAAGGATCTGGAAGAGTACAATGTCGAACTCAATCCAGATACCGAAACGTCTAAAAATATTCTTGGAGAATCCACATTCAAACATAACGGCTACGAAGTTTCTTCTGATGCTGATCCGTTCTATGCAGACACTACTTCTGATCTGTTTACAGCATTGCAGAAGATTGTAGATGGACGCCTCAAAGACGATAACCTCAAGACAAAAGCAGTTGAGGTTCATCTCTGGACAGAAGCCACAGCAGGCAAGTATGAAGCATATCAGCAGGACTGCTACGTTGTGCCGACCTCCTACGGCGGCGATACATCCGGCTATCAGATTCCGTTTACCGTTAACTATGTTGGCGAACGTGTCAAAGGAAAATTTGATATCAGTTCCGGTACATTCACAGCCGACAGCGAATAAGCACATATACAAGGAGGATACGCCAAATGGCAAAAGTAATTAACACCAAAATTGATGATGGAATTCTCATTTTCACATTCACGAATAACGAAGATGAAGTTTTTTCTTCTTTCAAGCTGAACCCGACGGACATCAATGTAGCAGCACGTGCAGAGGAACTGACAGAATACTTTGAACAGCTTAAAGATTCTATCCAGAAAGTCACTTCCGGTAAGGAAATGGCGGAGCTGAACAGACAGATTGAAGACAAAATCAACTATCTGCTCGGATATGAAGCATCAAAAGACCTGTTCAAAGAGCCGATTACGGCAACTACTGTTTTCGGAAATGGTCAGGTATTCGCCTATATCGTTCTGGATAAAATCGCAGAAGCAATTGCACCGGAAATCGAAAAGAGAAAGAAGAAAATGCAGGCAGCAGTCAATAAGTACACGGAGAAGTATACAAAATGACCGCCTATGAGCTTCCCACCTCACTAAACATCAGTGGGGTGGATTTTTCTATTAGAACGGATTTTCGCGCGATTATAGATATTCTGATTGCCATGAATGACCCGGAGTTGGATGAACAGGCAAAAGCAGTCGTTATGTTACAGATTCTGTTCGAGGACTGGCAGAGTATACCGGCTGAGTGCCTGGATGAAGCTTGCCAGAAAGCATCGGAGTTTATCGACTGCGGACAGTCGGACGATAACCCGAACCACCCAAAGCCCCGTTTGATGGACTGGGAACAAGATGGAGATATGATTGTTCCGGCGGTAAACAAGGTTGCTGGTAAAGAAATCAGAGCAGTGCCATACATGCACTGGTGGACGTTCTTTGGATATTTCATGGAGTCTGGAGAATGCCTGTTCAATACAGTTGTTGAAATCCGCTCAAAGAAAGCTCACGGAGAACGTCTGGATAAATGGGAAAAGAAATTCTATCAGGAAAATAAAAACACAATTGACATAAAAACACGTCTCAGCGAAGAAGAGCAAGCTTATAAAGATAAGCTGAATGAGATGTTGAACCTCACAAATAGTTAGGAGGTGAATATATGGCTGCTGATGGCTCAGTCATTATTGATACCAGAATGGATACAACCGGTGTCCGAAATGGCGTATCAGCTATAAAACAGTCATTTAACGGCCTTGGAAGCACTGTAAAAAGAATCGGCCTGCTGATTGGTGGGGCGTTTGCGGTTGGCAAGTTAGTGCAGTTTGGAAAAGAATGCGTGGAACTTGGCTCTGATCTGGCAGAAGTACAGAACGTGGTCGATGTTACATTTACAACCATGTCTGACAAGGTAAATGAATTTGCGAAGAATGCCATGACATCTGCCGGCCTGTCAGAAACGATGGCAAAACGGTATGTCGGAACGTTCGGAGCAATGTCCAAGTCGTTCGGATTCTCGGAACAGCAGGCTTACGATATGTCAACGGCTCTGACACAGCTGACTGGTGATGTGGCATCATTCTATAACATCAGTCAGGACTTGGCTTACATCAAGCTGAAATCAGTGTTTACAGGTGAGACCGAGACATTGAAAGATCTCGGCGTGGTAATGACCCAGACTGCCCTCGACCAGTATGCGCTTGCAAACGGCTATGGCAAAACCACGTCTGAAATGACTGAACAGGAGAAAGTTGCTCTCCGCCTGGCTTTTGTACAGAAACAGTTATCGGCTGCATCTGGAGACTTCATTCGTACTTCTGGTAGCTGGGCGAATCAGGTAAGAGTTATGCAGTTGCAGTTGCAGTCTCTCAAGGCAACAGTCGGACAGGGGCTGATTAATATTTTCACACCTGTTCTGAAAGTTATTAATATCTTGCTAGGTAAACTGGCAACTCTGGCGAATGCTTTCAAAAGTTTCACGGAGCTTATTACTGGAAAGAAATCATCAGGCCAGACAAGCGGAAGCGGCGCAGGTCTCACAGGCGATGCAAGTGGCGTGCAGGATACGGCAGATGCTTACGGAGAAGCGGCAGATAACGCTAGTAAGTTAGCGGATTCTACGGAAGATGTTGCCGATGCCACAAAAGATGCGGCGAAAGCGGCGAATGGATATCTTAATCCGCTCGATGAGATTAGCAGATATTCTTCTCAGACTGCAACTTCTACTTCCTCTCCATCTGCCGGAAAAGGAACTGGAGAAACATCCGGCGGCCTTGGTGGAACCGTTGGGAATGTAGACTATGGAAATCTGGCAAAAGGTGAAGATACTCTCTCAAAAATGAGTCCGGTTCTTGATGGAATCGTTAAGCGTTTTAAAGAACTTGCAGGCCTTTTCAAAAAAGGCTTCTGGGAGGGCCTTGGCGATTATAAGCCTGTGCTGAAAGATCTTAAAAAGAACATAAATTCGATAAAAAAGTCTTTAAAGAACATATTCACTGATCCGGCTGTTTTAAATGCATCAAGCAAGTTTGCTGATTCGTTAGCATTGAATTTGGGAAAAATAACCGGTTCTATAGCAAGAATTGGGCTGACTATAGCGCAGAACCTTGTCGGTGGAATAGCAAAATACTTATCTCAAAATACGGACAGGATAAAAAAATATATCGTTGATATGTTTAACATCGGAACGGATATCTCAGATATCATCGGAAACTTTTCAGTTGCTTTTGCAGATGTTTTTTCTGTTTTTGGAGGAGAGACGGCGCAACAGCTGACAGCTGACATTATCGGAATTTTCGCTGAGATTGAAATGACCGCTACAGAGCTTTGTGCTAAGTTAGGCCGGGATATGCTGAACATGATTGCAAAACCGTTCATCGATAACAAAGATCTCTTGAAAAGTGCTATCGAAGGATCACTGAAAGTCATTGAAACCGTAACAAGCGGCATCCTTTCAACGATACAGACGCTTGGCGATCTGATACAGAAACTCTATGACGAGCATTTAAAACCGTTTTTTGACTCAATTGCAAACGGAATCTCAAGCATATCAAAAACAACGCTGACTGTATATAACACATACATTCTTCCGGTTTTACAAGGATTAGCGGACAAGCTGAAAGGCTTAATGACAGGTACACTCGGCGAAACGCTTGCAAAAATTGAAACATTCTTGGGGAAAATTATTGATGTTCTTAAACTCCTCTGGGAAAACATATTAGTACCGCTTATAAACTGGATTATAGCAAATGTCGTTCCGGTACTTGCTAAGATTGCAGATATGATAGGCACAAAAGTCATAAACATCGTAAAAACGCTCATAAAAGTGATCGGCGACATAGTTGACGTGTTGAGCGGAGTGATTGACTTTATAGTCGGCGTATATACGGGAGATTGGGAAAAAGCATGGAACGGTGTAAAAGGCATCGCAGAAGGAGCCTGGAACCTGATTAAGGACATCATTCTTGGTGTTTGGGAAACTATCAAATCAGAGACACAGGGTGCGTTAGACATTGTAAAAGGTGTTATCGAACTTGTATTTAATGCAATTAAGTCAATAGTGTTTACAGCTTGGGACTACGTCAAAACTTGCACTACAAACGCTCTGAGTGCATTAAAAACTACAGTATCAGCTGGATTTAATGCGATTAAATCTAAAATTTCAAAAACATGGAGCAGTGTAAAAACTAAAACAGCTCGAATCTGGGATAGTATATCTACGGTTCTTTTTGGAAAATTGGAAAAAATAAAAAGTGCTATAGTTGATAAATTTACGTCGGCAAGGGATACCGTTGTATCCGTTTTTGAAGGAATAAAAGATACTATTAAAAGCACACTTAACAGTGTAATTGAGATCGTTAATGGAGCAATCGGAACTGTAAACAGTGCCATTGGTGGAATTGAATCGGCATTTTCATTTGGACCGTGGAAAGTGCCGACTCCGTTTGGCTCAAAGACCATAGGGTTCAGTGCACACTTTCCACGAGTACCGACAGTTCCGTACTTAGCAAAAGGGGCAGTCATTCCACCGAGATCAGAGTTCCTTGCAGTCTTGGGCGATCAGAAGCAGGGCAACAACATCGAAACACCGGAAGCTTTGCTTAGAAAAATCGTCCGTGAAGAAACAGCAGGACGGCAGTCAGGCGGCGGGAACTACAGATTTACAGCTCAGATCAATCGCAGAACCCTGTTTGACGAGATGATGAAAGAAGCACAGATGAGGCGAGACACAAGCGGTAGAAACCCGTTTGAGATGGCATAAAAAGGAGGACGTTATGGATAGATACAAAATCAACGGCACAGACATCTGGCAGCCGGATAAAGGCCTTGCGCTCTCCTTTGCCACGACTTACACGGAATCAAGTCAGAGGACGCAGTACGGTGTAGGTTACTTTACGCCGATGTTTACTGTTGAGCAGTATACATACAAGGCCAGTGATATCCCGATGACGGAAGCGACTAAAATCTTACAGACGATAGCGAAAGGATATAAATTTACACTTCATTACTTCTCACCATATTACGGTGTTTGGAGAGATGCTCCGTTTTATGTCGGCCAGACGCAAAACATATCTATCGGAGAATTATCAGATGATAGAAAAATACTATCATCGTTAGAATTTAACATGACGGGGGTGGATCCACTATGATTAGCGTAAGCAATGCATTTAGAGAAAAACTAGAAGCTGGTGAACCGGTCAGAATGGTAGTGGATATCACTTTTCCTGACGGAACGAAAAAGACTATTGATGAAGAGATCATGAACGGCGACAACGGGTTTACTGACTGTGCAGAAAGTAGTAGCTTTCCAGTTGGAACATCTGTTTGTAAAACGCTGACATTGAACATTAATAACTATGAAGAGCAGTGGAAAGAATATGAATTTTACAGTGCAAAAATTCATGCATATCTAAAAATCAATAGTCTTGCAGAAAAGATTGACAAAGGAATCTATACAGTAACTACGCCGGAGCAATATTCAGACATCATCACTATCACGGCTCTGGACGATATGTACAAAGCAAATAAAGCGTATACCAGCGGCCTTAAGCTCCCTCAGTCCCTTATAAACCTTGTCAGGGACGCCTGTGAGACTATCGGAATAGGTATGAATCTAACTATGTCACATGGCGATATTATAATAAGAGGCATTCCGGATAACATGACATTCCGCCAACTGTTTGGGTATGCAGCTATGGTTGAATCTGCAAACGCCAGAATTGACTATTCTGGAAATCTCGGATTCATAAAATGGGATTTTGAAAAAGCAGATATTCCTGATTTGAAAAACTATGGAAACCCACCTGTGCTTTCCAGTGACGATATTATTATTACCGGAATCAGAGTCAAAAACGGACAGTCCAATGATGATACAGATTCTGAATATTCTGGAATGTACGGAAAAGAGGGGTATCTTCTTGAACTTGAGAACGAACTGATTGATTCTGACCAGCTCGAAACAGTAGCAAGTATCATCGGTGAACAGATCGTAGGAGCACGATTCCGAAATCTCGAGGGTGGTCTGGTATACAACCCGTTGATTGAATTCGGAGATATGGTATATACTTATGACCGCTTAGGCAACAAGTACCTTACTCCGTTGACGGATGTATCTGGCAACGTGGGCGGCCTGACTACAGTTAAGACTCAGGCTGATGATCCGATTCGGGGCAGCAGTGACTACTACAGTAAGGGAACGAAGGCTATAGTGGCAGCACGTCAGATGGTGAAAAAAGAAACATCTGCAAGGGAAGAAGCTGTTAAACGATTGGAACAAAAGATAAGCGATACAAATGCAAGTGGAATGTTCTGTACAGATGTTAGACAAGAAGATGGAAGCACTATTCGGTATCTGCACGACAAGCCTACACTAAAAGAATCATCTAATGTTATTAAAGTTACATCTGAAGCGATCGGAATTAGCAATGATGGAGGCAAAACATATCCATACGGTATAACCCTTGACGGAGAGACTATCACGAGACTTTTATATGCGGAGGGTATTAACGCTGACTATATTAATGCCGGAACGATCCTGGTAAAAGATAAAGATAAAAATGTAATTTTTGAAGCTGACATGGACGCCGGATCAGTATATATCAGCGGAAATGTGCAGATCGGCGGTGGAAAAACACTCGATGAGACATTAAAAGAGTTCTCTGCTTCTGCGAAGAACATGACTATTCAGCTGAACAATGAATATCAGGGCATTCCTGTTGATTCTGATGGGAATTATAGCAGCTTTCCAGAATGTTCAACTCAGGTTACGGTGATGTATGGCGCACAGGATATCACGGAGAACTGTTCGTACACTATAACCGAATCTCAGAACATCTCAGGATCCTGGGACGAAGTTGAACATATGTATACAGTTGAAAGCTTAACTGCCGATAGCGGATGGGTTGATATAAGGGCTACCTATCTGGAAAATTTGTCGATTTCAAAGCAATTCACGATAGCTAAGCAGTACGCCGGAGAACAGGGTACAGCCGGAAGAACATATTTTATAAATGCCGATGCTGACATTTTGCTGATGGGGGCTGACAAGAAGATTACTCCGAATATTCTGAACTTGAGGCCTTACTATAGAGATGGTCAGGAAGATGCTAAAAACTTTTATGCCTGGTGGACTATCGAAAAAAGCGTTGATAACGGCTCTTCCTGGGAAGATATAAGCACATACAGCACCTCGATGAAGCTGATCCAGATTCAGCTGAATACGCTGTCTCTTGAAGCACATGACATGATAAGGGCCAGCGCTTATGCCGATAAAGAAAAAACTATACTGTGTGATCAGCAGACGTTCCCGGTAGCACTTGACGTTTCTGCTCTGTCTCAGAAAGATATTGTAGAAATTCTGTCTAATAACGGAGCTTGGAAAGGACTATACTATCTGAACAATGAGCTGTATGTGTCTTTCAATGCGGCGCTCGGAGGAACACTGACACTCGGTGGACAGAACAACGGGAACGGGCTTCTGATCCTTCTTGACGACGAAGGGGCGGAGATAGGCCGGATGTCGTCCGGAGGAATGTCGTTTCGAAATTCTGATAACAACATAGTCATAAGAATTAATAAGAGTGGAATGTTCTTCTATGATTCGACCGGTCAAAAAAGAAAAGTGCTTACTGACAGTTCCGGCATCACTATGTATACGGATTATACAGACGCAAACAACTGGAAAGCTTTAAAAATCGGCAAGTACGGAATTTATGCAGCAGAAAAGAGCGGCGGAGTGGAAGATCTCTGGATGGAGGGTGATACCAGCCATCAATGGGATGGATATATTCTAAGATTTTTGAATGATGTAGTTCGTTTAAATGCAAATGCAGTATATACAGACGGTTGTTCGATGGGAAAGAACCTGACTACTTCGGGAACTCTTTCAGTATCTGGTGACACTGGCCTTAAAGGAGATGCTTACGTAGCTGGAAACTTTTCGTTCAGAGACTATAAAGAAGAAGAAGCCAATACAAGCACAAGAAGAAGACCCGTATCATCGGCAAGCGCCGCATTGAACAGGGTAGCTTATCTGTCATCGGCAACACGATCAAATAAAGCCGCATTGACGGTATCGGCCCAGTGGGGTTCGAGTAACTATACTACAAACACTTTATATAACGATTCTGCTTCCGATATCCGATTAAAAGAGAATGTTTCAGACTGCGAAATTAATGCTCTTGATGCGGTCTGCAAAATGCCGGTATGCTCATTCGACTGGAAAGAAACCGGCGTCCATCAGCCGCTCGGACTTGTTGCAGATGATATTGAAAAAATAGATCCGTTACTGGCGCTAGGCGGTGGTGAGAACGAAGATGGAAGCATGAATGTTAAGCAGATTGATAGGCTCCTTCTGACCGAATATGCAATTAAAGCAATCCAGGAACTGTCGGCTGTGGTCAAAGAGCAGAGCCGCAAGATTAGAAAATTGGAGGAAAAATTGGATGGAATTAAAGGGAATTGACGTATCATCTAATCAGGGGAAACCGGGCTGGGCGAAGGTTGCTAAATCCGGCGTTAAATTTGCAATCTTGAGAGTACATCAAAGGGACGGTATTGACAACTCGTTCGAGTACAACTACAAGGGGTGTAAGAGCAACGGAATACTTATCGGCGGATACAAGTACAGTTACGCTCTGACACCGGCGCAGGCCATTGACGAGGCGGAAGATGTGATCGCCGCGCTGAACGGGCGAGGACTGGACTTCCCAGTGTTCTACGACCTTGAGTGGTCTAATCAGCGAAAACTCGGTAAACAGGCGGTTGAGAACATTGCAGTTGCATTTCTGATAAGGATGAAGAAAGCCGGTTATAAGGTCGGTATCTACTGCAATCTGGATTGGTACAATAATGTTCTGTCAGATACCCTGAAAAAGTACGACTGCTGGATTGCACGGTATCCGGCAAGCGATAATGGAACCGTCCAGACACGGCTGAAACCACCGGTCGGTGTAGGCTGGCAGTATTCCAGTAAAGGAAAAGTATCCGGTATCAGCGGAAATGTTGATATGGATGTGTTCTACAAGGACTATAGGGGAGCAGCACAGAAAGGAGAAACAAAAATGGTAAAAATCAGTAACTGCGGACATGATGAGAACGGAAGGTATGCAGGTGGGAAAGCTGGAGATCAGACTGGTACAGAGTATCGGATCATGAACTGGTACAGCAGGCCGTGGCTCTGTGTCCTGAGATTCAATGACGCCAAAATCGCAGCCATGATCGCAGACATGGCAGCAAAAGCAGCCCAAAATAATCTCATTGGGTACGACCAGGGTACTGCCGGAAACAGCAATGACCGGTATTCGTTCTGGCAGCACTTAAAGGCAAGTAACTACGATCCGGCGCAGATCACGGTAGCTTGCGAATCTGATTGCAGTGCGAGTACAGCAGCTATCGTCAAGGGGGCTGGGTATCGCTTAAATAACGCAAAGCTCAAAGCGGTCAGCATCTATCTGACAACACGAAACATGAGGGCCGCAATGAAGACTGCCGGTGCGAAATTACTGACGGATAGTAAGTATCTGACATCCGGTGACTATTTAAAGGCAGGAGATATCCTTCTGAATGATAACCATCACGTGGCTATTGCCGTTACCACCGGCGCAAAAGTAAGTACGCCTTCAACCACGCTCACCGGTGCCTTCCAGACAAGACTTCCGATTCTGAGAAAAGGCAGTTCCGGAACAGCAGTGGCAATGCTTCAGGCAATGCTGGGTGTAGAAGTTGACGGACAGTTTGGGAACGATACATATAATTCCCTCAAAGTTTTCCAGAAAAATGTTGGCGTAACTGCAAATGGAACTTGTGGCATTGATACCTGGAAGAGAGTGATTGAGCACATGAAAGCAAATACTAAATGACAAATTAAGCCCCTTGGAGTTAATCCTTGGGGCTTTTTTCCTTTAAACCAAATTTATGTTCTGATTGATTTTTCCTTCAGAACAAGGTATACTATCAACAGCCGCACAGGGGTTGAACTTATGATGTAAAGTTTCCTGTGTGGCTAGCACAAGTTGATAGTGCAGATTGATTCCACCGTGCATGAACGGAAGAGTTGTATGTCCCAATTCGGGGGCTGTTAGCAGCGGCACGAGTGGACAGTCAGGAAAAGAGTTGGGCCTAAAAACCCGACTCTCTTTTTTTACGTCAAATTACGATGTTATGAACAGATATAGATTTACATGGTTAGTCACAAATTAGTCACAAATAAAGTCTGAAAAACCGCATAAACAAAGGATTCTTGAAGATTTTCATTAAAATTAGATTATAGAAAATGCCTTTTCAGAATCCCTTGTAAAATGCGGAAAAGCCAGTAAAATCAAGGCTTTGCAGACTTTTGTTAGAGCAATTAAGACAGTTTAAAAGCGATAAAAACAGAAACGGTTAGTCACAGTTAGTCACAAATGGGACTTTTATTTTCTCTATTTCTTCCCGGAGTTCCTCCAGGGTTCTGTGACCGTACACAGCGTTCGTGACATCGTTTCCGAACGAATGTCCCAGCATCCTCTTCCGGTCGTTCTCCCGGACTCCGTATTTTTCACACAGGGCAGAAAAGGTATGTCGGCAATCGTGTGGCGTGTGTTTCGGGTTTCCAGCTATATTCAAGCGTTCCAGTGTAGGGTAGAAGAGTTTGTCTCTGTGATGTTTTTGCGTATACATTAGAAGCTTTCCTTGTGATTCCATTTTTGATCGAATAAAATCATACACGGCTGAATGGATAGGTATGATCCTGTCTTTTCCGGCTTTTGTTTTAATGCCACCTTGATAGTATCTTTCTTCGAGGTTAATTGAAAGTTTTGATACTTCACCAATCCTCCATCCAGAATAACACATGATTAGAATGAGCTGCACTTCCGGATCGTCGGTATTGTTCCAGAGGACTTGCAATTCCTCATCCGAAAAGGGCGTGCCATGTTCCGTGTCGTGAGGTGCGTTGTTCCGAACATAGAGAGCTTTGTTTTCCGTGACAATCTCAGCATACATGGCGTACTTGTACATCTGCTTAAACAATGTCAGTATCATCATTACGCTTTCTCTTTTGAGCGGACAGGTATCTAACACCTCTTGCATGTCAGGAGCCTTTAAATCCTCAAATACGCGGTTGTGGAGTACCGTGCAGTTTAAATATCCGTTCCGGTATGCGCTCTTTGAGCTGTATGATAGCTTTGTCCCCTCAGGAAACTTCCATTTCATGAATTGCTCATATACCTCTGAGAACGTCAATTTGTGCGTTTCCGGGTGTTTTTCCTCTGTGCCCTTAAATGTATTGTAGTCTGACAAGATACGGCTTACAAGGGCGTCTGTGTCCGTTGTAGGGGCAATCTCAAGTTCTTTTTCCATACCTGGCTTATACGTCCCGGCTTTGTAAGCTGTCAGAACGGCGAACCCTTTCAGATAGTCGTCAACATAGCAGATTGCAGGTGGACGGATTGCTTTTCCCGTTGCGTCAATCGTTGCCGGTGGATGCACTGCATAGCAGTTTCTTCGACCCTTGCCGAGATAGCGGATAGAGCCGAAACTGTTTGGCAGTTTTGGGTACTTCTTTCTTTTTGCCATATTTTTCTCCTTATAAAAACAGCCCCTGCCGTTTAAGCAGGAGCTAGTCTGGTTTACTCAATCTCGTCAATGTCAAAAGAATATCCGAGGACTTCTCCAACATCTGTGCATTTTCCTTTTAATGTTACTTTATCGCCTTTGGCAAGAGATGCTACCTTTGATTTTTGCTCGTCGTTTTTAATATTACACTGTACGCCGATGATTTCAAAATCGCCATCTGCTGTGAGGCTGATGTACTTTCCGGAAGCATCAATGTTACTGAGATTTCCAGTGATCTCAAGGTATTTACCTTTGTATTTATCAGATGCACCCATGGCGTTGCTATCAAGATCGGACATCATATCATTGACGGAAACAGCAGTGTATTCGATCGGTGTAGCTTCTTCTTTTGGTTTAGCAGCAGTTTCTTTCTTTTCTGAAGAAGTAGCGGTTGCTGCGCTTTTATCTGATTCTGAATCACTTTCGCCAGCTACAGCTCCGATGATGGCTCCGACAAGGATTATCAGCACAACCCATTTGAGCTTTCCACCTTTTAATTTCTTCCGGCACTGCGGGCAGACTTTAGCATCTGCCGGAATCTCCGTTTTACAATATTTGCATTTCTTTGTTTTCTCTTCGCTCATGCTTTATTTCCCTCCAATGACGTAGTTTTCATATTTTTCTCTTATTTTCGCAAGTTCTCTTTGCCTGATCGGGACGATCGCGCCAGATACCATCGTAAAAAAATGGCTTACTTCGCTTACCTCGTCCATATTAACTATATAGCTCTGGTGGCAGCGCAAAAATCTTCCGTCAAGACTCTTTTCGATATCATTGAGCTTTCCTCGTTCCTTGTGTGATATTCCGCACGTGCAATGGATCATTATGTATTTGTTCTGGCTTTCGATGTATTCAATATGCCGGAATTCAGCTCTGTGAAAGTAGTCCTTGTTCTTGATAGTAAGCGTTTTTTCACGGATATTTTCAAGTGTCTGTTCAACAACTGAATACATTCTTCCATGTTCAGAGCCTTTAATGATGTAATGAACCGGCAGCACATCAAGTGCATCAAATACATATTCTTTGCATTCTGTCCAAAAAGTGATATTTCCATAGTATCCGATTTTTCTTAATCTTTTAGCAATCTCTATGCCATTTTCTCCGTTAATGGAGACATCAAGAATTATTATGTCATACCATTCACCATCTGAAACATCGTCGATCAAAGGCTTTCCGCTGGTGTAGGTGGTTAATGTATATCCGCCATCACCATGCTCTTTTAGATATCGGTCAATGCTATTTTTGAAAATCTCAATCCGTAAATTATCATCGTCACAAATCGCAATTTTCATGTAAATCATTCCCTTGTAAACATTGTTTTCGCCATTTGCAAAAAAAAGTGTTTAAATATGTTATTTTTATTATAGCATCATTAAATTTAGTTGTAAATAGACGTTTTTAGGTGATTTATGAAATGAAAATAATCAAAAATATACTAATTATAATAGGAGCTGTGCTTTTGCTTAATTACATTGTTTATTTGCCAATGTGTGTAGACGATTATATCCGTGAAGAGTCAGAAGTGTATTCTGTCCAAAATGCGTACAGATCTTCTACCCTACATAAGAATAGCGCCCATGAAATAAAGCAGACCATGCCGCCGTTTTTATTCGCCCTGCCACTAAACAGAAAAAACTATATCTTTGATGTTACGAATAATTTCTATGCGATCATAAACATATCGGTGTATATCTGGCAGTTTCCAAGGGCGAACATTAGTGGCATAATAGCAAAAAAAATGAACGAATGTTCGGTTCTGTTTCCCAAAAACCGGACATATACTGTAATGTAGGTGGTAATTGCAATAGGGAGGGTTATTTATGGATTATAAGAAAGAGATTATCGAAATGATACAGAATATGCATAATGAAAAGATACTTAATCTTATATTTTGGTTTGTAAAAAGAGGATATAATGAAGAAAGGGCAAGGAAGTAATTCCTCGCCCTAACAGCTAGAAAACAAATTTTTCAAAGAAATCACATAATAAATCTTTTTTATCGGGCGGCAGTTTATCGTATTCAAGAATAATATTCATGAATCGTTTGTCTGTTAGCCCGATTTTCATTGCAACATCTGAGTATTCAGCATCAAGCTCTTTTTCTTCTTTTTCATTTACCAAGTCTGAAAGCCCTACTCTAAAATACTTTGCCAGTGTTCCTAATTTTCCAGTTCCAGGAATTGCTTTTCCCGTATACCACATATTAAATGTAGTAGGATTAACTCCTATAGCTTCAGCAATTTCCTTTTGTTGCTTTCCACTTTCAGCAACATACTTACTGAGATTCTTTGAAAATATTCTCTTCTGTTCTTCGTTTGTCATAGCACTTTTTCCTCCTTACATTTTGTATTGTACATCATAATTACAAAAAATTCAATATTAAATTCAATTATTTTGGATTTTGGTGTTGACAATCCAACTATATTGAATTATAATGAATTCAGAAATTAAGAAAGGAGGAAAGAAAATGCCACAGATTTGTTTGGAAGCGGTTCGGGTGAATGCAAGATGCAATCAGAAAGAATGGGCTGAAAAGATAGGAGTTTCCAATAATACAGTAGTAAATTGGGAGAAAGGAAACACTGAGCCAACATTATCTCAGCTTAGAAAAATGAGTGAGCTTTCTGGCATCCCTATGGATTTTATTTTTGTGCCAGATAAATTCAATTAAATTGAATTAGAAGGAGCTGATGAATTGAAACGTAAAGTATACGTCATGGATTGTGGCGATTTCGTAAAAATCGGTGTCTCTGGAAATGTCGAACAGAGAGCAACACAGATTCCGTACAAGGTAAATCAAATCTATTCAACAGACGAAATGGAAGATGCTTTTAAATTAGAACGTGAGATGCACATGTTATTTGATGGAAATAGGGTTCCAGAAGCGCAGGGAAGAGAGTATTTTAATATCTCTTTTGACATTGCCGTATTTGAATTAAAGAAAAGAGCAGATGAGCAAAAAAATGTAGAATCTGCAAAGCTAATACCTAGAAAGCTACTTTCTATCAGTGAAAAGCAGAAAGCCATACTCAAATTGATTCCGCTACTTAAATATGTTGATGATTTTGACCTCGGATACATACTTGGCGTAGCAGAGGAGAAAAGTAAAGTAAAAAGCATGGAAGAATCTGAATATGATTCTATACAAGATGGTATCTCCGCTCTGTTATCCCTCAATGAAGATGATTTGCGGATGACCTTGGGTTATGCAATCGCACTGAGGGATAAGAACAAAGCAAGGAGGTGAAAATATGAAACGCCATCCGATTATGGAATATGTGATTCCAGCAATTGTAGCAAGTGTGGCAACAGTTTTAATCCGTTTAGTGCTAGGGTGGTAAGAATCGAAACAATAATCGGAATAGCCACATCTTTCAATAGTAACTTTTTAAATTCATGTTTTCTTTCAGCAATATAAGATTTTCCTTGTTCGGAAATCGTAATAGAGAGAGTTTTCCCTTTTTTATATCTGGCCTGACCGTCTTGATTGATTCTAGGAAAAGATTCTCTATTAACAAAAATCAATTTTTCTTCTTCGAGAAAACTGGAAATTTTGATTTCATTTTCCGAAAGAGAAGAATATTCAATTTTTTCTTTGTTTGAAAGATATTTCAAGAAATTAAATTGTTCTTTATTGAGATACACAATATCACCTCCCTTCTACTGGGAGTATATCACAAGAAAGGAGTAAATGTATGAGTAGATCACTTGAAAAAAGGATTCGTTCATTGGAAAGAAGAGCTGCCAGTCTTGAATCGCAACTTCAAGACCAGCAACAAATTATTTCTTCTCAGCGTCCGAACGTCCGCCCTGAATCACTCTTAGATCAGGCGGCTCGTGATGCTCAGTCAGGTGTTCGTACTCCAGCATTCCGAATGAATCTAGGTAATCGAACATTATTTGAACAGAAGACTGAATAGATGTATTTACGGCGTTTCTGATGATTTGAAATTGTTCTTTTGATACGCAAGGCTCACTTTCTGACAGACCTTGTAGCAGACTCTGAACAATATTAATGGAATTTTCAGACAGGATTCTTTCAACATCAGAGTTAATAACCGACATAAATTCATCGTAAGTCATTTTTAACACCTCCTTTCATAGGAGAGTATAGCACGAATTAACAAGGAGGGGAACATGAGCGAAGTTGATACTTACATCAAAGAAAATGCAGAAGTTCATCAATTTGCTGAAGAGGTTGCGAGAATCATATCGGGCATTCCACAGATGCCAGAGTTCTCATCAGAGAGTATGAGCGTATCTGATGCAAGCCAATTGATCGGACTTCCTATTACAGCAATCCGGGCAGGGATTGTATACGGATGGTTGCCGATCGGTGTGGCTGTACAGAATAATAAGCCGGCGAAAAGCCTTTCCGGTGGACGAATCACATACATCATAAGCCCTAGGAAAGTCTACGAAGTGACCGGACATGTCTGGAAAGGCAAGGCAAATCTATGATTGAAATTAATCAAGGAGACAGATTTGGAAAATGGACAGTTATAGAAAGGTCAGACAAAACCGATAAGGGCAGAAATATTTACTATTTATGTAAATGTGATTGCGGAAATATAAGAGAAGTAAGAGCGAGCAGATTAAGAAATGGCGAAAGCAAATCTTGTGGTTGCGTTTTGAAGAAAGATGTAACTGGACAAAAAATGAAAAGATTGACTTTTATAAAGCCTACTAGTGGCAGAAAAAACGGAGAAGTTATATGGGAATGCAAATGCAATTGTGGGAACACCTGCTATCGTACAATTAACGAAGCAAGATATATTGGAAGTTGTGGGAAGCATCAGGATGGACAAGGAATAAAAATCTTTCGAAAAAAGAACTATGTGGAAAATACATGCCTTAAAAAACTGACAGGCAAAATTTACGAAAACAACAAATCGGGAGTAAAGGGGGTGTGTTGGGACAAGCAACACCAAAAATGGAAAGCTCAAATAAGGTTTAAAAATCATAATTATTATATTGGTATTTATTCCAATATAGAAGATGCAATTGATGCGAGAAAAAACGCAGAAAAAGAACTATTTGAGCCAATTTTGGAAAAATATAAATATAAGTGAGTGCCCCGGAGGGAGACGACACCTCCACCCCGGAGCTTTGCACCCACTAAAGTACCTTAGTGGATACAGGTTAATTATAAGCCTCTATCTGCTAATTGTAAAGACGAATAAAGATAAATAAGGAGAAATTAGCACGATATGAGCGGAATTAAAAACGAAAATCAGCCAACATGGGCTGACATCGAAGTAGCACTTGCTACTGAGATTGTCGAGGAAAGCAAGAAGAAATCAAGAAAGTGGTTCACAGCGTGGGTTGTGACAGTAGCTGCACTGGTGGCAAGCAACCTTGTGTGGATCATAGGAGGCATCAGTGAATGAAAAATATCGTCTGTGCCGCACTAATCGGGAGTTTTTCCACATTCCTCCCATTTTGGCAGTGGGGCGGATCGGGCAGACAGCTTTTTGCGGCGGCAATGACTACGATGATTGTATATGGAATCCTCTGGGATATTGATACGCCAGAGGGAAAGGCGAATGAAAATGTATAAGAAAGAGATTGACGAAATTTACGAACTCTGTAAAAGAGTTGCAAATGAAGTTCCGACAGCAAACGCCTCGTTCAATTATTCGATTTATGGCATGAGTGTATGTGGACTTAAAAGGAAGGAAGATGTCAGTCTTCCCGAAGGAAAATTTAAATGGGATTTGTATCAGAGTGTATCTTTTGATCCGTTTTACGAAAAAGAAAGTCGTGAAAGTCTCAATAAAATCAAAGCTTTCTTGCTGGAACTTCTGATAGATGGGGGGGTGCCCGTTAAATGCTGAATCAGACAGATTTGAAGCTCCTGCCGACAATGGAACTGACAGCGGCAGTAAACGAGCTTCTGGGGGAACTGAACAGGCGGAAAGCGTACATTCTTGACTGGGAGAACCCGGACATGTATCTGAATCATCTTGAGTATCATTGCGCCGGTGGAATCTTTTCAAACGGCGAGCAGAATCCGGCGAAAGGAGATGGCTCTGACAATGTTTACTGTTTCTTTAGCGAGGTGAGAAAAGATGCAGGAGAGAATTGATGAGATCCTTGCTCTGATAGACGAGCAGCTTTCTCTTGTAGCCGATAACTACATTGAGAGTTCATACAAGGCAAGGACACTGGCAAGCTACGTGCAGGCCTTAAATGGGCTTTTAACGGCTCAGAAATCATATAAGGAGGAATAGTAATGGCAACACCAGTATTAATTATCGGAAAATCTGGTTCTGGCAAGAGCACCAGTCTTAGAAACTGCCAGAATGAACGCTGGAATCTTATCAGAGTATTGAATAAACCACTTCCATTTAAAGGAAAGATTGACGGATGGTTTACAGATGATTACCAGCAGGTAATGAAGTGTCTGATCGCATCAAAAGCAGAGTCAATTGTAATTGACGATGCAGGATATCTTATCACGAATCATTTCATGAAGGGACACGCTTCTGCCGGAAAAGGCAATGCAGTGTTCGCTCTGTACAATGATATTGGAGACTATTTCTGGAATCTTATCCAGTTCATTGTAACAAAAGTACCGCAGAATAAAATTGTTTACCTTATGATGCATGAAGAAAAAGATGATTCCGGGGAAGTAAAACCTAAGACAATTGGTAAGCTTCTGGACGAAAAAGTTTGCATCGAGGGTATGTTTACCATCGTTCTTCGCTGCATCGAAGAGAGCGGCAAACACTTATTTGTCACTCAGTCCAGCCAGGGAGCAGTAAGTAAGTCCCCGATTGGAATGTTTGACAGTTTAACTATTGGTAACGACCTTGCAGAGGTGGATAAGGTTATTAGAGATTATTATGAATTAGGGGGAACAGATAATGCAGAAACCAAATAATTACGATACTACACAGGCAGCAGGAGAATTTGAGCCGATTAAGCTCGGCGGACACAAAATGGTAATTAAGCAGGTATCAGAGAAAAAATCCCAGGGTGGGCTTGATATGCTTGTTATCTTGTTTGATTTCGCAGAAGGTGATGAACAGGCGGGGTACTTTATGAAGCAGTTCGAAAACGATATCCGTCCAGACAAGAAATATCCGAACGCCGGCACTAACTATATGGTCATTGACGAGAGTGTAGATTATGGTGTCCGTAACCTTAAAACATTTATCACATGCGTAGAAAAGTCAAATCCGGGATTTGCCGTTAAGTGGGGCGATAATTTCGGGCAGCAGTTTAAGGGAAAACTGATCGGCGGCATCTTCCGTCTGGAGAGAGACTGGTACGACAATAAAGAAGTAAAACGTCACAAACTTGCATGGTTCCGCAGCGTGGAAGGAATCAAAGATGCAGATATTCCGGAAGAGCGTACCACAAAGGCCTATGACGATCATCTGAAGGAAGAAGCTATCATGGGAGCAAGTCCGGCAGGTACGGACTTTATGAGTATTCCGGATAGTGTACAGGAAGAACTTCCATTTAATTAAAAGGATGTGTTTTTAATGGTTATACAAGTGGACACAAGGGAACATAAATCAGAATGGGAACGGATTCAGAGTCAGTTTGATAGCCTTGGAGTGCAGTATTTTCGCTCTAAATTGTATTGCGGCGATTATCAATCGCTGGATAATGCAAAACTCTGTATTGACCGTAAAAAAGATTTGCAGGAGCTTTGTGGAAATGTCTGCCAACAGCATGAAAGGTTCAAAGCAGAGCTGATTAGGGCGCGTGAAGCAGGTATTCAGTTGATTATCCTATGTGAGCATGGACCAGATATTAAATCAGTTGGTGATGTATATTTCTGGGAGAATCCACGAAAACATAAAGTTATCTGGAAGACGGTAAACGGTAAGAGAGTAAAGACTGTAATCTCTGACAAGGCTGTTGATGGCTGCCAGTTGTATAAATCTCTCTGCACAATCAGAGATAGATACGGAGTCCGATTTGAATTCTGTACAAAAGAAGAAACCGGGCGGCAGATCGTGGAGCTGCTGTCATGACTAAGGAAGAAATCAAACAGTCAGTGAAAATGTCGGAAATTCTTTCCAGATACGGACTAAGGCCGAATAGAGCAGGATTTATATGTTGCCCTTTTCATAAGGAAAAGTCAGCATCCTGCAAAATCTACGATGATTCCTTTTACTGTTTCGGCTGTGGAACCGGTGGCGATGTGTTTGATTTCGTGATGCAATACGAATCCATCCCTTTTAGCACTGCATTTATTGAGCTGGGCGGTACTTATATTTCAAAAAAAGGCAAAAGTCGTAACCAGATCAGGCATGAAGTGCGAGATATCAAAGCAAAAAGATACAATCCCGTTCAGGATCATAGTGAACTTGAACAGATAGAAAAGAACATACTTATGTACGAAACAGCACTAAAAACGTTCCCTCCTGATTCAGAAGAGTGGTATATGTGCCAATTTAATCTCGAGAAAGAAAAAAGCAGATATGAATTGCTGTCTGTTAAGTCAGGAGGTGAGAAAAATTCTTGAAAATATTGAAAATTTACAGGCACAAGACTTTATGGAGAAGCAGTTGTATGAAGAGCTTTTTGCGATAAAAAGTAAAATCGACCGCTCAGAAATCAAATTCAAACTGATGGACCGGGCGAAAAGTGTGAAAGCGAAGCACATAGCAGAAGAGTTCATAAAGGAATTTCAGAAAGTAGAGCAGGAAAAGGAAAAAGAAGAAAAAACAAATCGTTCCATGCAGCTGGTTGAAAACATCACAAACTTTTATCCTGATTCTGTTGATAAGGAATATCCTAACATGGCTTGTGGCAGCTGGATAGCTACAGAGAACGGAATATTTTCCTCTGAAACATCTAAGGCGAGAGAACTTGTATGCCACCACCCGATCATGCCGATACGTCGACTGAAAAACATTGAAACAGGCGAAGAACAGATCACGGTGGCTTTTAAAAGGGACGGATATTGGACGGAAATAACTGTTCCAAAAATTGATATTGTGACTTCCAGAGCAATAACTAATCTTGCAAGGTTCGGCGTACAAGTCAACTCAGAAAATGCAAGGCTTCTTGTGAAGTATCTGGCGGACGTTGAAATGTACAACGCCGATATGATCGACATACAGCACTCTACAAGCAAACTGGGGTGGCATGGTAATACATTTGTCCCTTACGACCTTTCAATCGTTTTTGACGGTGAATACCGCTTTAAAACACTATTTCAAAGTATACAGGAAAGTGGAGACTACTTCAAGTGGGTGACTCTGGCTAAGCAACTGCGGTCATGTGGACGATTAGAACCGCGAATAGCACTGGCAGCATCTTTTGCAAGTGTGCTTGTGCAGCCGCTTGACGCACTGCCGTTCATCGTAGACTTCTACGGGCAGACGGGCGGTGGAAAGACAGTAACGATCAATATAGCGGCATCGATTTGGGGAAATCCTGCGCCGGGAGCTTACGTTGGAAACTTTCGGTCAACAGATACGTCATTGGAAACAAGGGCAGACATGCTTAATAACTTTCCGATGATCCTCGATGACTCTAAGAACGCTTCTCAGTATATCCGGGATAACTACGAAACGCTTATATATAACCTTTGCTCTGGTAAGGGAAAAGCACGTTCAAATAAGGACCTCGGAGCAGCTAAGGAGAATACATGGAGCAATGTGACCATTTGCAATGGTGAGAACCCTATTTCGGAATTTGCAGATTCTGGCGGAGCAATTAACAGAATCATTGAAATTGAATGTTGCGAGGATATTTACGAGAATCCAGCAGAGATTAACGGCATTGTCGTGAAGAACTACGGCTTTGCTGGAAGAGTGTTCGTTGGAAATCTCAAGCAATTCACGTCGGACGATCTAAAAGAAATGAAAGCTGAAATTGAGAAAGGCTTTGACGGATATGATTTTCCGGCAAAGCAGGTAATGGCAATATCTACACTTCTGCTGGCTGACAAATTAGCTACAGATTTCATATTTAAGGATGGACGTGAGCTGACGGTCGAGGACGTTGTAGACATACCTACACGCAAGAAAGATGTATCAGAAGGTCAGAGATGCTATGAATTCATTCTTGAAAGTCTTTCCGTGTACGGGCAGCACTTTGATGCACAATTCAGTTGTGATCAGTGGGGATTCAAGGAAACGCCAGATGAATATGGAGATGTATATGTATATTTTTATCCGAAACCTCTTGAAAACCTTTTGAAGAACAATGGATTCTCCAGAAAAGCCTTTTCTGCCTGGGCAATTAATCGAGAATTGATTAAGCATACAGGAAAAAGAGATACGGTATTAAAAAGGGACGGAGGAAGCGTGATGAGACTTATCGCAGTGAAGGTCATTAACATAAAGGACCTTGAGAATGAGAAAGAAAGTGGATCAGTTGAAGCTGATCTCACACCCACCAACGAAGGAGCGAATGTTCCGTTTTCGTAATTTGTAACCATGTAACCGTTGTAACACGAAAAAAAACGTCCTATAGGAGAAAGTTTGAGAGTGTATAAAAAGCATATACTCTAGTGATTCTCCTATATGAAAACCTTGGTTACATTGGTTACACGGTTACATGTCTCTGAAACCCGCATAAAATAAGGGTTTTTGGCGTAACCAATAGGTCGAAAAAGTCGGTTACACGTTGGTTACAAAATTAAAAAGTATATACAATTATATTTATTATGGCAAAATTAATTGAATATTACAAAAATATTTAGTTGACATAATTTTTACAAGGAGTGGTTACAAAATGAAAAAAGATGATCTCAATAAAAAGCAAAGATATGCATTAGACACAATGCTGTCTGGCAGTAATGTTTTTCTGACAGGTGATGCAGGAACCGGCAAGACAACAGTTATCCAAACGTTCATCGATGAGGCAGAAAAAGCTGGTAAAAGTGTTCTGGTATCTGCTACTACCGGAATAGCTGCGGACAATATCGGATACGGAGCGACCACCGTGCATCGTGCACTGAATATTTCGATCAAATTTGAGGACTATAAGAAAAAAGTGAAATCCAGAGCTGAACTTCTGAAAGAAGCAGATGTTCTCATTATTGATGAGATCAGCATGTGCCGGTTCGACTTGTTCAACATGATCGCAAAAACAATCGTCACAGAAAATGAGGAAAGAGCCGTTGAGAGACTTTTAAACGGAGAGGATAAAGAAGACGTTCAACTGATCGTAATTGGAGATTTTTATCAGCTTCCCCCAGTTATCACAACAGATGACCGTAAAATTCTCTGCCGGATGTATGGATCTGATTATGGAAAGGGTGGAAAGTACGAACACGGATATGCTTTCATGTCTGAGTACTGGAAAGATATGTCATTCGAATATATTAAGCTTGATGAAGTATGCAGGCAGAATGATGAAGGATTTAAATACGTTCTGAATGATATCAAATACGGCAACAATATCCGTAAATCAATCGCATACTTGGAGAATAACGAATCAGACAAGGTTATACCGGAAGCGCCGTTTCTGGTCGGAACAAATGCTGAAGCTGATCGGATTAATAATACTTTCCTTGGCAAGTTGGATAAAAAGACGGAAAAAGTGTTTCATGCAGCAGTTGACGGAGATTTGACATCTGCCGATATTAAAAACATTGCATTTGCCAGAGAAGACTTGACGCTGAACATCGGTGCAAAAGTGATGATTACCGTCAACGATCTGTCTGGTAATTACGTTAACGGAACGATTGGTATTATTCAGAAAATCGTAGACAATGGAGAGTTTGAAGAATCCTATCTGATTATTAAAACGGACAAGGGCAAAACAGTTAACTTGTACAGATACAGCAAAGACATTGAGAAACAGGTTATTGAGGAATCCGAACAAGAAAAGGACGGTCAGAAGATCGTGAAAGAGAAGATTGTCCGTAAGAAAGTTGGATCATTCTCTCAGTTCCCGGTAAAACTTGCCTGGGCAATCAGTATTCATAAATCACAGGGACAGACATTTGAAAAGATTAATATTGATCCTTGCTGTTGGGATCCAGGACAGTTCTACGTGGCTGTTTCCCGGGCTAAATCAGCTAACGGCATACATTTTATCAGACCGATTAAACAAAGCTATATAAAGGCGTTTAGCAAGGATAACGAGCAACTTCTTGAGCAGAGTTTTGAGGCGGAAGAAGGTGTGTAACTATGAGGGTGACACATGAGCAGATACCGAACACTATAAAGTTTTTACAGATCGACTTTCCGGCACTGGTCCTCCAGACTGCCGGAATCGAAGAAAATGATGAATACTGGCAGCAGGTGACAGAGCAGATTCATATCATGTCAGAAAAATATCGAAAAAACGGGTTTGTAGACCATATGCTATTGGCTTATGCGGATTATCTCGAAAAAATGTTTAGAAGAGCGCAGAAGATGAAAGAGGAGCGTGAGAAGAATGTACAAACAGAAGTATAAAGAAGGTCAGCAGATTCACAAAGACATATATCTGTACATCTGCCGGTATATCAAAGAGCACCGGTACGCACCGTCTTACAAAGAGATTGCTGATGGCGTCGGTGTGTCAAATGCCACAGTGCTCCGCCACATGGATATGCTGCGAACAGATGGGTTGATTGAAACAGATCACCCGAAGACGCCGAGAGCATTCCGGTTGACAGGATATGAATTCGTGACAAGGAGGAAGAAGCATGAAACTGTATGAGCTGTTCAAAGGCACTGAATATGTTGGAGAGTTCACCCTTGACGAGATCATAAGCATCACAGGAGCGCATCGAAGCGCACTACTCAACAGCGTGGCGCGCGGTGTCCTCGTAAATGACTTGTGGGACATCTCTCCGGCTTATGATCGGACTTTAAACCGGAATGACGACAATTCATTGCTTAAGCAGTTTGAAGCCGTTGCAGGGCAGATTAGGAGGTGCGTGAAGCGTGAGCAGTAAGCTAAAGGCGAAGCCACGAAAGCAGAAATTTCCTCTAGCTCAGCCCAATCAGGCAGCCCAGGCGTTTGGGCGAGCTATGCAGAATTGCCACAGTCAGATCAAAAGCATGGAGAGAGAAGCTTATGAGAATGGATTCAACGATGGGGAAGATTGGGCTGATACGATTAATGTCGTTACGACCATGATGGCTCTGAGACGTTTATATGGCTTTTCTACGAAGCGTTTACTCACAGTCGTACAAACTGCCAATGAATACATCAAAATGGCAAATGAGGGCAAAATGAGCGTTCTGAGCATGATACAGGACATTGAAGAAAACACAGATGTAAGATTTGACGAGATGAATAAGAATCTGGTTAAGAAGATGGGAGTTTAAAATCATGTATCAACTGCACAATAGCGTGTCAGCTGCTTACATGGGGAAAGTGAGGATGGGAATGGAGAAATTAAAACCTTGTCCGTTTTGCGGAGGAAAAGCAGAAATGCTGGTTAACGAATATGAAGATTCAAGAAAAGAATATCTTGTAGCTTGTACAGAATGCGATGGAATGGTGGAACGCTGGAGAGAAACAGAGGAAGAAGCCGTAGAACAGTGGAACAGGAGAATAAGTGATGAGGAGGACGCGAAATGTTAATCAGAAGTCAGGATAAAGAATCATTAATCAATTTCAACAATTCAATCGTAGTCAACACCATGGTGGATATTGGAGGGGTAACGAAGATGTTCTGCTCATATTCATGCGATGATTATGTTATCGGGCATTATTCATCAAAAGAAAAAGCCATGAAAGTACTGGATATGATTCAGGAAGCCTATATAAATGGGCATATTGATTATCAGATGCCAGCGGACAGTGAGGTGGTTGTATGATTGCATTCTTATTAGGACTTACACTTGGAATCATAGTCGGAGTGGTTGGTCTTGTATGCGTAGCGATCATGTACGACAAGCATCATCCAGGCGAATAGAGAGGAAGCTATGAGAATACAACTTATAGATGTCGATGGACATAATTTTCCGAATTTGCCATTGATGAAAATATCGGCATGGCATAAGAAAAAAGGCGATTCCGTAGAATGGTACGACCCATTGACAGCATGGATAAATCCACCAGATAAGGTATATATGAGCAAGGTATTTACGTTTACACCGGATTATCCACATCCTGTATGTGGAACAGAAATCATAAAGGGTGGTACAGGGTACGAGTATCCGTCTGGTGGGGAATCATTGCCAGACGAAATTGAACATATTTATCCTGATTATAGTCTTTATCCAGAATTATGCAAAGATACCGCTTATGGTTTTCTTACAAGAGGATGCCCTAGAGGGTGCGATTTCTGTATCGTAAAAGATAAAGAAGGAAAGAAAAGCTGTAAAGTATCAAATTTATCAGAATTTTGGAATGGTCAAAAGAATATAGTCTTGCTTGATCCGAACATGTTCGCTTGTACAGAATGGAAAAATCTATCTGAACAGTTGATAGACAGCAAAGCATATATAGATTTTTCACAAGGCTGCGATATTCGGATTATGACCGAAGAAAAGGCAAATTACATTAAGCAAATGAAAATAAAACAGATTCATTTTGCATGGGACAGATATGAAGATAAAAACATGATTATGCCAAAATTCCAGATGTTCAAGAAAATAACCGAATGGGATCGCAGAAAGATGCCTGTATATGTGCTGACAAATTTTAATACCACATTTGAACAGGATTTGGAAAGAGTATACACACTTCGGGATTTAGGGTATTGGCCCTACGTGATGATTTTTGATAAGCAAAACACAAAGCCTACCGATTCCGTCAGAAGGTTACAACGATGGGTAAATATGAGAGCTACGTTTGAAAGTGTAAGAAAATTTGAAGATTATACAGGATAGAAAGGAGAACGGTATGCTGACAAGGAATAAAAAGCTGAAAGACTACGGTATTCCGGCAGATGATATTGAAAAACTGAATACGATGCTGAAAGACTTCCCGGCAGAGTACGGATACCTGCTTTCCGGTGCCGCCTTGTCAGCTTGCCCGAAAAACACGGTGATAGCGGATATAGTTATCGAGAATATCTTGCACCGGAAAAGTTACAGGAAGATCAGCAAAGAAAGATATATCCCGATGAACCCGAAGGACTTTTATGGATACAGACGCAAGACTGTCGCTGTACTGTATGAGAGAATGCGGTTGTTGGGAGTGTGGGAGGAATAAAATATGAGCAGACTAATTGATGCGGACGACTTAATTGAATATATCAAAATATGGGATATTGGAAATAGCATTAGTTCTGACCAGAAAGAATTTGTCGATTGTGTTAACAATCAGCTGACAGCTTTTGATGTGGACAAGGTTGTGGAGCAATTAGAGAATTATTTATTTGAAAAATATTGTGTAGAAGGAGATGCAACAATTGATGAAATTGTGAAAGGTGGTGGAGTTGAATGAGTAACGTATCAGTCGAAACATTAGAAAAGTTAAAAGAAAACATGGTAGGGAGAAGATACAAGCACTTTAAAGGAAGAACCTACATCGTAAATGATATTGCTGTTCATACAGAATCAGATGAAATTATGGTGATTTACAAGTGCTTTGTAGACCCATTTGTGACATGGTGCAGACCGTTAAGTATGTTTACGAGTGATGTGGATAGAAAGAAATATCCACATGTAAAGCAGAAGAAAAGATTCGAGCCACTTTCTGAGCAGGAGGTGAAGTAGATGATCGATTTGACAAATAAATGTGTATTAGTCAGAACGCATGAAGAGTACGAAAATATTCTGAAAGCAGCAAAGAAACAAGGATATAGATGGTACGGCGGAAAAGAAGTGTATCCATATCCTTTTGAAGAACAGCAGATCCCGGATATATTAAAGTTCTATAGCAATAAAGAACTAACAAGAAATGCCAGCCTTACACTGGGATATGAATTAGTAGAAGCATCAGACGTAATTGAATATGAGAAGAAGATCAAAGATGCTATAAACCTTGTCATGGCATTTGCTAAAAACCCAGACAGAACATTGATTGACTCGTTTATTAAGTCCTTGAAGTTGCTTGCAGACACTGTAGAAAGTCAGATGGAAGAGGTGAAGTAGATGACTGACGAAATTTTTAATCTCATGGAATGCTTCCCTGAAAGCTACATAAACAGATGCGGGGAAATAATCCTTTCCAAAAAATGAAATGTATATTTTACGGCAAAGAATTGTACTGATAAAGAAGATATCATCTGTAAGCTACTCGAATGGTGTTCGAGGTCAATGGCAAAAGGAGAACCATACAGTTCGTGTAAAAGGAACTGTGAATGGAGAGACCAGCTAATATCAAGCCTTAACAGATATCTTGGTACAAACTTTGACTAAGAGGATATGTACCGGATTTACGATCAGCTCGGGAATGCTGTAAATCATAAACTGACGCTGAGATTTATCAGAAGCGATTTTAATTTGGCAATCATATATCAAGAAGTAAAAGAGGTGAAGTAGATGGAGAGATTGACACTTGAAGAACAGGGCTTGCTTGTGAGGTTGCCGTGTAATGTTGGAGACACGGTTTATAGAATGAATGCCGGAGCCAAGCAACCGATTATTCCGATGACTGTTTCAGAAATTCATTTTCTCTGTTGCAAAAATGAACGTGCTGTAAGGTTTGACACAATAGGCAAAGAAGATATGGGAGAAAGTTGCTACCGTTTAGAAGATATTGGAAAAATAGTATTTCTCACACGTGAGGAAGCTGAGAAGAAGTTGGAGGAACTCAAGAATGAAATTTAAAGAATTTGTAAACTGGTGCAACGAAAGAGCATGTGACGGATACTGGGGAATGCTGACAGCTATGGCGTGTATTGATTTAATAGGTGAAGTTAAAAAAGTTCCGTTTTGGAAAAGAGAGAAATTTTGGAAAGAAAATTATGAGCAGCAGGTATTAGATGAGATTATTAATCCGATAGAGAAGAAGCTGGAGGAGATGAAGAATGGATGATTATTTCTTTCCTACTATTGTTTGTGAAATAAAAGATTTGAAACCACTTAAAGAGCTTGGTGATATTTTGAAATGTAAATTTATTTTTTCTGATTTTACTCTTAGATTGATTGATGGAGATAAAGTACATGAGGCACTTATACAACTTTACAGTCGAGAGTTATTACTTGATGAAGGAATGGTAGTAGTTCCAGAGCCTATACCAGAAAAAGAAGATAAATTTCCGGAAGTGTCGTATTATATTCAATTTTCAGAAAAATATGGCATGCAGATAATGGTGGGACAAGTTACGGATGTCGAGGATGAAGTATATCGGAGATACGAAAAAATTGACCACGACTATTGTACACTCATAATACGAGCATTGATAACCATAATGGAAAAGATTGAATCAAGGGAAAAAGCTATAAGAAAAGTAGATAGAAGCAGAAAAGTCAATAGCAGGGGGAAAAATCATTTGTCAAAAAAAGATAATAAAATTTTTCTTCTTGATGATTTGATTGAATATGTTGTAGAGAATAATCTATATCAAAAATCCGTAAAACATAGTCAAATCAGCTGCCCATGTTGGAGCGTAAGAGGACATTACAGAACGTACAAAAGCGGTAAGAAAGTATTTGTAAGGCCTTTCGAGAAAGGGAGAGAACGTGGAAAAGTAGCACCAAAACAGCATGTTTATACGATTTGAGAGGAGTGATAACTATGCCAGATAAACTCACACCAGACATAACCCCACAGCTCGCCATATCAGCATTCGCAGTACTGCATCAATATTGCAGCTCAATCAGTCCACATGACTGCATCAGATGTACATTTTACGAGCATTGCCCGGAGTGTTTCATGGGGTGCCCGGGAGATCAGGGTGAGACGGTCAGGAAATTGCGTAACAATGAATAAAATTAGAGAGTCGGTATTTACCGGCTCTTTTTTAGAGCAAAATTCCTCAAACATGTACCACAACTTTTCTGCGGACCTGTGATAGAATATACTCAGAAGTGTTATTGTGGGGTTTTATAGCTTAATTCAGAAAGGATATGATTGGATGTTGAAATGGCGAGAAAAGACATAAAATCTTTTGATTTTACAAGTGAACAAAGCCGCACGGCAGCCGCTGAAAACGGAAGAAAAGGCGGTATTGCATCAGGTCAAGCGCGCCGTCAAAAGAAAACCCTTTCTGAATTAGCAAAAATGATAGCTGAGAATCCTGCTCCGACTGCTGCAAAGAAGAAGCTCACAAAGATGGGAATATCTGACGAGGACGCAAACAACAATGCCTGTATTGTAGCTGCTGTATACGATAAAGCTATCAAAGGAAATATGCAGGCAGTGGACAAATGGGAACAGTTGGTAGCCGTATCAAAATCAGACGAAAGCAAATACGAACTTCCTGCCAGAGTGCTTGGCAAGGCATTCGTGGACATTAACCGACAGATTAAGCCCAACATTGAATATGTATTCGAGGGCGGCCGAGGCGGCCTGAAATCTTCATTCGTGGCTTTTAAAATTGTTGAGCTTATCAAGAATAACCCCCAGATGCACGCCTGCATTACAAGACAGGTGGCCGGCACTCTGAAAGATTCTGTATATGCTAACATGAAATGGGCTATCAACGAACTCGGACTGATGGAAGAATTTGAATGCAAGGTGTCACCGCTTGAGATCAAGTATATTAAGACAGGGCAGACAATATACTTCCGTGGTCTGGACGATGAAACCAAACTAAAATCTATTAAGCCGGAATTTGGATATATCGGAATCCTCTGGAAAGAAGAAAAAGATCAAATGAAGGGAGATGCTCAGGAACGTTCTGTTAATCAGTCAGTGCTTCGTGGTGGTGATGAATCCTATGATTTTTCATCATATAACCCACCGAAGTCAAAATCAAACTGGGTAAACAGGATTAAGCTCATACCTAACCCGAAAAGAGTTATTCATCATTCGAGTTATCTGGAAGCCCCGGCGGAGTGGCTCGGACAGAAGTTCATTGACGATGCAGCACATCTGAAAGAAATCAATCCAGAAGCCTATGAACATGAATATCTGGGTGTTCCGAATGGAGACGGTGGAAACGTATTTGAATATCTGGAGATTAGAGATATTACAGATGAAGAAATCAGTCGCATGGACCGTATTTTCGCTGGCGTAGATTATGGATGGTACCCGGACCAGTTCTGCTATCTCCGAACTTATTACGATTCTGCTAGAGAGAAGATATATCTGATTGACGAGCTGTATGTAAATAAATGGAGCAACTCCAAGACCGCTGATTGGATTAAGAAAAAAGGCTATGACGATTATACGATGATATGTGATTCTGCGGAGCCTAAATCCGTGAATGACTTCCGAGACGCCGGACTCCCTGCCAGAGGAGCAATCAAAGGACCAGGAAGTATCGAGTATGGTTTCAAATTCTTACAGACAAAGACACTTGTCATTGACCCGAAGCGGACACCGAACGCATACAAGGAAATTACGGAATATGAGTATGACAGGGACAAAGAGGGAAATGTAATAAGCGGTTATCCTGACGGAAACGACCACGCAATCTCGGCACTTAGGTATGCTTATGAGCCGTTATTTAACAGGAGGGGGTACAGTGCATAAAATGTTAGATAGGTACTTTTCAGATAAAATAAATAAATTCTTAAGCATCGGTTTAAAAATATATGGATCATCTGACATTAACGAAATCTTAAAAGTTGTAGAATATGAAGACATTATTGTGCAAGATGCTTCTGTAAGATGGATGGATTTTAAAAGGTAGATTAAATGGGACTTATAACAACACTAAAAAGGTGGTTTAACATGATTTTCAAAAAACAAGCCGAAGAGGACTTCAATATCCAGGCAGCAGAATTTCCAGATATGGAATCACTGATTAACCGGTGTGCGAACATTTACAGGGGAGTGCCGGAATGGTTAGATGATAAGAATAATATCAAGACGATTAATTTTGCTAAATCTGTGTGTTCTGAGACTGCCAGACTTGCAACACTGGCGATCGGCATTCAGGTAGACGGTTCCGCAAGAGCTACGTGGCTTCAGGAACAGATTGACAAGGTATATTTCCAAATCCGTCACTGGGTAGAATATGGCTGCGCTTATGGAACGGTGTTCATTAAGCCGAACGGTGAGAGCCTTGACGTATTTACTCCGGCAGATGTAATGATTGTGGATTATGACAATCAAGAGATCAAAGGAATTATATTCAAGGATTCTTATACTGTTGGACGGAAATATTATACACGGCTTGAATATCACAGATTTGTTGAGGCCACAATAGATGGCGTGACAACTTATCCGTACTACGTTTCTAATAGAGCTTACGTATCAAAATCTCCTCAGAGCATCGGAGATAAGATCGACCTTAAACAGACAAAGTGGGCTGACCTAATGGCAGATACGCCGCCGATTCTTAAGGCAAACGGGGAGAAGCTGGACGGGCCTCTGTACGGAGTTCTACGGACGCCACAGGCTAACAACGTGGACATCAGTGCACCACTGGGACTTCCAATTTTTGCTGAAGCCATTGAAGAGTTAAAAGACCTCGACATTGCATACAGCCGTAATGCCGGAGAAATTTTTGATTCGCAGAAGATTGTTCTGGCAGATGATAGACTACTGATGCCGAGCGGTACGCCTGTATCAGCCATGTCACCGCAGGGTATGGAGCACAGGCGAAATGAGATGAGCTTACCGCACTTTGTCAAGAATGTATTCGGACAGGACGAGAAAGAGTTCTATCAGGAAATCAATCCAATTCTCAACACAGATACCCGTATAGCCGGCATAAATGCCCTTTTAAGCCAGTTAGGATATAAGATTGGATTCTCTAACGGGTACTTTGTTTTCAACGAATCTAGTGGCATTCAGACGGCTACAGGAGTGGAAGCGGAACAGCAGAGGACAGTACAGTTCGTTAAAGATGTGCGAGATAAACTGGAATCCTGTCTGGACGAAGTAATTTACGCACTGAACGTTTACGCCGACCTGTACGGACTTGCACCTGTCGGAGTCTATGAAGTTAATTATGATTTCGGAGACATTCTCTACGTCAGGGAAAACGACCGTGCAAGATGGTGGCAGTATGTGACCACTAACAAGGTTCCGGCATGGCTGTATTTTGTGAAATTTGAGGGAATGACTGAGGAAGAAGCGAAAGCAATGGTCAAAGAAGCTCAGCCAGACGAACCAACATTATTCGGAGAGGAGTAAAAAGATGGCAGATAAACCAGTAACAAGGGAAGAAAAATATCTTGCGTACTTGACAGGTGATTATACGGGCGAAATCCCGAAACCGATCACGCGAAAAGAGAAGTATTTATACGAATTGTGTTTGAAAGGAATGGGCGGTGAAATCTCGCCGGAAGAAATCAAGAATGCAGTAAATGAGTACCTTGAAAAGAACCCGGTCAAGCCCGGTGCCACCACAGAACAGGCACAGCAGATCGAACAGAATAAAACAGACATTGCTTCACTGAAGGAAGATAAGGTTGATTATGTGCAAAATCTGGCGATGGTATCAAAACTGAAAAGTGAACAAGTCCTGGGAGCGAATGCAACCACAAATGACGATGGAAGTATAACGGTTGTTCCGACTGTAAATTATGGGCGCTATAATTTTTCGTATTCAATTCCAAACGAGGGGAAGGAAAAAATCTTTTATTTTTCGGGAACTGTAACAGGTGAAAACATCACAAATGTTTCCGCCGCTGCGTATTGCTATAGCGATAAAGTTAATTTAGGCGTCATAAGCACAACAGAATCGGAAATCACAAAAAACGGTGCGCAATACACGACTTCCAATATTTTTCGGTACGAAGAAACGCAATATAACACAGACACAATTAAAATTGGTATTATGACTAATACGGGGATTGAATACACCCTTACTAAAAAGTCAATGTTGCTTATTGATGTGACAGATATTGCAAAAGAAACATTAAAAAGTGCGGATCTCCTAAATAAGTGTAAGACAATCTATGGCACTAATTATTGGGAGAAAAGAGTAACTGCCGAGACTGCCGAGACTGCCGAGACTGCCAAGACTGCCAAGACTGCTCAGACTGCCGAGACTGCCAAGACTGCCAAGACTGCTCAGACT